AAATACGCAAGGATAGCAGTAAGGACCATAGATTAGTTGCAATGTTTTTTAATTCTATATTCTTAAGCATCGATGAACAAATCAATGATGAGGATGATGATAACATGTTATACCAAATTCCAGATCAATCTGAAGTTTACAATGTTGATCTAATGAATCTTTATTTAACTAGTTTGCTTAAAAAGCATTTAGACAATCGTGAGTTTGAAGTATTAAGATTAAGCTATGGATTAGACTGTGATAAACATTCTGCTAATGAAATTGCGGACAAATTAGGCATCGAAGGAGCTAGTGCCTATGTAAGAATTTCAGAGATAAAAAAGCAAGCAATTCAAAAATTAATTGACAAGGTAGATCCCTCACAAGTCATTGATTACCTATAAGTTAAATTCAAAATTAGTCCCAAAAATATACTAAATATGGGACAAAACACGTAATTATAATAATATATAAACTAAACCAATTAAATCAAATATATGGCAAAAACAGAAGAAAAAGAATTAACATTAAACGAGAAACTTGCAGTCATACAGACTAAGTTTAAATCTAAAAAATCTAGGTTTAATTCATTTGGCAAGTACAATTTTAGGTCAGCAGAAGATATCTTAGAAGCTACTAAACCGTACTTGTTAGAATTAAATGTGTCAGTAACAATTAATGAAAGACTATTGGAAAGTAACTTCTTGCAATTCCCTATGTTGGAATCAACAGCAACGATATCAGACAACCTATCTTCAATCAATGCAACAGCAATTGTTGGTATAGACTTAGATCAAAAAGGTATGCAGATGCCGCAGAAATTTGGATCAGCATCAAGTTATGGTAAGAAGTATGCATTAGGCAATCTATTCTTAATTGATGACACGCAAGATCCAGATCATGGCAAAGCAGAACCTGAAACTAATAAAGATCTTCCTGTTTTAGATGAAGCGGCATTTGCTAAAGCTAAAGAATTTATGACAAACGGCGGCTCAATTGATACAATTAAAAAGAAATATAAGTTGTCTCCTGAAGCGGAAAAAATATTAACTTCTTTATAGTATGACTAATAAAGAGAAGATATTAGCAAGGTTAAGAAATGATGAAGACTATTATGGAGAGTTTGGTAAACAGTATTTAAGCAACTCTAATATAGAAACATTATTAACTAATCCTTTGCTACTGAGGCAACCTCAACCTCCTAACATTAATTTTGCAATTGGTGGTTACTTTCATACTTTAATATTAGAACCTGAAAAGTTAGAGAAATATAAAGTTATAGAAGCTACTACCAGGAACACTACTAAGTATAAAGAATTATCAGGCGGTGAGATATGTTTGTTACAACATGAGGTTGACAAGATAGAAAAAATGCGGGATGTAGTATTAGATAATGATATCTGCAGAGACCTTATAAGAGGTTTGAATATAGAATATGAAACACCAGGTATTGCTGAAATATTTGATGTTATGTGGAAGGGCAAGGCTGATATAATTAATCACGACCATAAATTAGTAATAGATTTAAAGACAACATCTGACATATCAGCATTCCCTTATTCAGCAAAGAAATATAACTATGACAGTCAAGCATATATATACAAATTATTATTTGGCTATGACTTAATATTTATAGCAATAGACAAAACCACAAACCAGATAGGTATATTTGATTGTTCAGATAAGTTCCTATTAAGTGGTGAAGACAAAGTCAGACGAGCAGTAGACGCTTATCAATTATTTTATGAAACCGAGGGATTTGATCCCAAACAATTTTTATTAACTAAAACCCTTAATTAATGGCAAGTATTATTAAAGCAAGTATCAATTTAAATGAAATTCCAAAACACAAGATTATAGATGGAAAGAAAGGAAAGTACCTCCCAATAACTATAACAATCAACGATGAAGTAGATCAGTTTGGTAATCAAGGACCTATAATGGTTGAACAGTCAAAAGAAGAAAGAGAATCAAAAGCAGCAAAAGTATATCTTGGTAATGTAAAAGTTGTATGGACTAACGGTACAAATGTTGAAGCTGCTCCAAGACAAGATGGGCAATCTGCCCCTACCCCACAAAGAGCACCGGCTCCAGTAGTCGAAGATGATTTGCCATTCTAAAGCAAAACGTTTTATATTATGGACAAAATAAGCTATATTGCACATAATATGATGCCTTTCATAGTTAGTTAGACCCCATTAATTGGGGTTTTTCTAACTATAAAAAGCAATGAGTCTTACAATCAAAACACGATGACTTATTGATAATATATACGTAACAAATAATCCTTAACAAATTCCTATGCTTATAGAGACAACTGAAATTAATGGTTTCCTTATTGATAACTTTAACCAATACAAATTGGAAGAGGGTAAGACGCAGGGGGTATGCCCTATATGCTCATCAGATAGAAAACCTAAGAATGAAAAAGCTAAATGTGCTTCTTACGATTGGGAACGAGGTATTGGTACCTGCCACAATTGTAATAAAACATTTCAATTACATACATATAAAAGAAAAGGCAAAAGCGAAAAAGTATATGTAAAGCCAGAAAGAGATGCGGTATTAGATTCTGGATTAGAGTATCCTTTATCAGAGCCTATTGTAAAGTGGTTTGAAACACGTGGTATTTCTAAAGAAACTTTACATGAGCTACAAGTAACTGAGGGCAAAGAGTTTATGCCACAAACCGGCAAAACTGAAAATGCTATACATTTCAATTACTTTATTGGCGATCAATTAATAAACATTAAATACAGAGATGGACGCAAAAACTTCAAATTATACAAAGGAGCTGAAAAGATTTTTTATAATATTAACAGCATTGTGGGTTTTGAATATTGCATTATTGTTGAGGGAGAGATGGATGTGCTCGCATTGCATGAAGCGGGAATTACAAATGCAATATCAGTGCCAAACGGCGCAACGTTAGGATCTAATAATCTAGAATATTTAGATAACTGTATTGATTACTTAGACGACAAGTCAAAGATCATTATTGCGGTTGATTCAGATACGGCTGGCCAAGCATTACAAACAGAATTAGTTAGAAGATTAGGGGCTGAAGTTTGTTATTTAGCATCATTTGAAGATTGTAAAGACGCTAATGAATATTTACTTAAATATGGAAAAGAAGCATTATCACAAAGAATATCAAGAGCAAAACCTGTGCCGTTGGAAAACGTTACTACGTTTAAAGACATTGAGGATGAGGTTACAGACTTTGTCAGAAACGGTTTCAAACCTGGTTTCCAAATTGGTTTGGATAACTTTGATAGTATTTTTTCTACATACACTGGTCAGTTCATTACTGTTACCGGCATTCCATCTTCTGGTAAATCTGATTTTGTGGATCAAATGATTGTTGGTTATAATGAAAAGTATGGCTGGAAGACTGCATATGCATCACCTGAGAATACGCCTACATATTTGCATGCTCACAAGTTAATGCGTAAAACTTGGCAAGGTATGCCTACAGTAGCGGATATTAAAACTGATAAGTGGAATCAGATCGCGGATCATGTTAATGATAATTATTTCTTTATTGACATGGATCGTTACACATTAGAATCCGTATTACGTAAAGGAGCTGAGTTAGTTAAACGTAAAGGTATTAAATGTTTGGTTATAGATCCATTTAATAAAGTAAGAGCACAAGATGCTTCTGGTGATGTTAATGTTTATACATTAGAGTACTTAAGTCAAATAGAAATCTTTGCTAAGAAATACGATGTATTGGTTATTGTTGTTGCTCACCCTACTAAAATGTATAAAGATACAAAAGGTAACATTGAGGAACCAACCATGTATAATATCAAAGGTGGTGGCGAATGGTATGATGCATCTTATCACGGATTATTAGTTCATAGAAACTATGAAGAGAAGACTGTTAAAGTAAAAGTACTTAAATGTAAGTTTCAAAACCTTGGTGAAAATGGTGCTGAATGCCACTTTAAATGGGATCTGTCTTCTGGTTGTTTTGTTCCACACAATCCTAATCTAATTAGTGATGATAAATTACCCTGGGAAGTATAATGGGTAGCGGTTATAAAAAAACAACTCAGATAGACATGGGTTTTTATGTGCCTACTATAAAAGAGCAATTAGCTTATTCTTGGTGCATAAACAACGGTATATACATATCGCCTAAGCCATCAACAACCTCGTCTTGGCATTTACTTGTTGAAATAAATAAAAAAATAAGTATAAGTCCTGACGCATATAAGAAAGTAGAAATCTGGAAACAATTATATAAATTTTACACATACTATTACGATAAATATGCTATCACCAAATAAACTATCAACAAGTAGATACGAAGAACAATATAAAAATATACTTGAACAATGCATTGCATTTGGAACTGAACGTCACGACAGAACAGGCGTCGGATGTTATTCTATTTTCAATGCAAGTTTGAGTATTGATTTAGGCGACGGTTTCCCTTTATTAACCGGTAGAAAAATGTTTGAGAAGACATTTAAAACTGAATTTGAATGGTTTATGAATGGTGAAACCAATATACAAAGATTCAGAGATGCTGGTGTAAAGATATGGGATGCCTGGGCAGATGAGAATGGAGATCTAGGGCCTGTGTATGGGCATCAAATGCGCAATTTTAACGATCAAAATATAGATCAGATGCATAATCTATTAAATAACATAATGGACGATCCAGACAGCCGTAGACACATTATAAGCTTATGGAATCCTGCCCAATTAGCAGATATGAAATTACCTCCATGCTATTTGTATTTCCAATTCTTTGTTGATGGCGATAATATAAATATGTTTGTTGTTCAAAGATCAGGTGATCTATTCTTAGGTATACCTTATGATGTTGCTTTATTTTCGCAGATACTTATATATGTAGCTGAAGTAACCGGGTATAAGCCTAATAAACTAGATGTTCAAATTGTAGATGCTCACGTTTATAAAACAAGTTCTCGTGCTGTTATGCAATATTTATTTCAAGATACATTTGATTTGCCAGATTATGAGTATAATAACGGAATATTAACAATTATCAATTATAAGCACGGACCAGTAATTTCGGCTCCGGTTGCTGTTTAAATAAAAAAAATATGGAAAAAACTAAGAATTTATACTATATTTATCATATTCCAGGCAAAAAAATTGGAATGACGCGTAATATTTATAACAGGGTCATTAAGTGCCAAGGATATAAACCTGGCGAATTTCAGATATTAGAATCGTCTTATGATAAAGAATTTATAGAAAAGAAAGAACAACAATGGCAAAGATTTTTTAATTACAAAAAAGATTTTGCGTCTTATGACGAAGCAGAAAGAAGTCCTATTAATCAATTTAAATCAAATAAAACTATGTACACTAACGTAACAGATCAAACAACAACATTCAATGTCCCTGTAAACAAATTAAAAGGTTTTTTAATGGATAATTTAGGGCATACATTTACAACAAGCTATGGAACATATACCGTAACTCCAGAGCTAGTCAAAATATTAATGGCTAACGTCAGAGAATCAATGTACCGCAATACTGCGTGTTATGTATATAATAAAGTATTATTTGAAGCAGTTAATAAAATGTATAATACTGAGCCTGCTTCAACCGCTACTAATCCTGAAACTTTCGACCCTAACAATGTATATGATTTAATTAGGCAATGGGCAAGCGATCGTGGTATATATACAAGTGGCGATTCTAAAACACAATATATAAAGTTGCAAGAAGAGTCTGGTGAATTAGCAAGAGCAATACTTAAAGATAATAAGTCTGAACTAATTGATGCTATTGGTGATATGATTGTTGTATTAACTAATTTGGCCGCATTAGAAGGATTAAAAGTTGAAGAATGTGTTGTATCAGCTTATGATGTTATTAAGTCACGACAGGGCTCTATGATCAATGGCACATTTGTTAAACAAGATTACGCGGCTTCAACGGCCCCTTCATTAACCGATCACATTAAAACAACATTATAATATGACAAAACAAGAAATTGAATTTAGAGATCCAGTTGTACAATCTGTAGTAAATAAGTTTGTAGATAGATCTGATGTTGGCTTTGCAAAGTACGGCAAAACATTACGTGATGATAGCTCTGATGTATTTGCTTGGCTTAATCATTTGCAAGAAGAATTAATGGATGCTACATTATATTTACAACGATTAAAAGAAGAAATAACAACATTGCGAGAAGAAAAAGCATTGCTAAGAGAATTAAATGACATTGATGTTATAGACGCTTTTATTGTAGAAGAGAAAAAAAAACTGCCGAAAGATTTAAAAAAATTCAAGAAGAAGTGTTTGAAGCATGGGCATGGTCTTGGGCGTGATTATTGGTATACAGTTGAAATAGATGATTAAGCGATCAAAAAAGAAAGGCCCAGTAGTTGCAAAAAAGGTAATGTATAATGGCATTACCTTTGCTTCTGGCCTTGAAAAGTTTATGTATAAGGCTTTAAAAGATGCTAAGATAGAATTTAGATATGAAGGCGAATCATTTGAATTACTACCAAGTTTTAATTCTAAAAATGAATGTTATGAACGGCAATCTAACGGCAAAGGAGATTTTATAAATAGAGGAAACAAAAAGGTACTTAATATAAAGTATACACCTGATTTTATTGGTGATGATTTTATAATTGAAACAAAAGGTAGAGCTAATGAGTCTTTCCCATTGCGTTGGAAGATGTTTAAATACATAATGCACTTAATGAATGACAAAAGAATATTATATAAACCGCAAAATCAAGATGAATGTTTAAAGACAGTGAAGCTAATACTAGAGAAGAGAAAAGACTAGCAAGAAAAAAATACGCTGAAAGACAATTTGATAAATGGATTAGATGGTCATTTGAAATTAAAGGCAGAATAAAATATAAAGACGTTTTAAATAAGCAAGAGGAATTAAATTTAACCAACAACAATTATTAATTATGACAAAGAAAAAAAAAGAAGTTGAGCCAACGCTATTGCCAGAAGAGCCACAAGGAAGGTACTGGACGTTCTCTATAGGTGTATATCCAGGAATATTATTTGGTATAAGAACATATGAGGAAGTGGATTTTAAAACGCATGTATTGTACTTACCATTTATAGATTTTGCATTAGAAATTGATAACTAAAAAATAATAATATAAATATGAGTTTAAGCTTAGATAAGCAAATATTAAGTGACATCACGGTATACACTAAGTATGCTAAATATTTACCGGAAAAAGAAAGAAGAGAAACCTGGGAAGAACTAGTAACGCGTAATATGGAAATGCATACTGCCAAGTTCCCAAAAATGAAAGAATCAATTGAACAAGTTTATAAGAATTTTGTATTTACTAAAAAAGTTTTACCTTCGATGCGAAGCTTGCAGTTTGGTGGTAAAGCTATTGAGCTTAATAACGCTCGCGTTTATAACTGTGCTTTCCTACCTGTTGATAGTATTCATAGTTTTTCTGAGACTATGTTTTTATTGCTCGGAGGGACTGGCGTTGGTTATTCGGTCCAGAACCACCACATTGAGAAACTTCCTGAAATTAGAAAACCTAACTACAATCGTAAGAAAAAGTATGTTGTTCAGGATAGTATAATTGGCTGGGCAGATGCAGTTAAGGCTTTATTTAAATCTTATACAGGAGGATTAACTTCGCATATAGAGTTTGACTTCTCTGATATAAGACCTAAAGGAGCTTTACTTATAACAGCGGGAGGTAAAGCACCAGGTCCTGAGCCATTAAGAATTGCGTTAGTAAAGATTGAAGCTGTACTACGTGAGAAAGATGATAGATCTAAACTAACAGATATTGAGTGCCATGATATTCAGTGCCATATTGCTGATGCGGTTTTAGCAGGTGGTATTCGTAGAGCAGCAATGATTAGTTTGTTTGATCTTGATTCTGATGCAATGTTAAATTGTAAAGCTGGTAACTGGTGGGAAGACAATCCACAAAGAGGTAGGTCTAATAATTCTGTAGTATTGTTAAGGCATAAGATTGATAAGAGAACATTTGATAAAGTGTGGGAGCGTATTGAAGCATCCGGATCTGGCGAACCTGGTATATACCTAACTAATGATAAAGATTGGGGAACTAATCCTTGTTGTGAGATCGCTTTAAGACCATATCAGTTTTGTAATCTTACAGAGATTAATATGGCTGATATTGAAAATCAAGAAGACTTTAATGCTAGAGCATCCGCCGCGTCATTTATTGGTACATTGCAAGCATCGTATTCAGACTTTCACTACTTAAGAGATATATGGAGAAAAAACACAGAAAAAGACGCATTGCTTGGGGTATCAATGACCGGCATTGCATCAAAACACAATATACAATGTTTAAACTATGAAGAAGCTGCTCGAGTTGTTAAAGAAACCAATAACGTTATTTCTGCTGCCCTCAACATTAACAGAGCTGCAAGAACTACCGCTGTTAAACCAGCTGGCACTACTTCTCTTGTGCTTGGTACGTCTAGTGGTATTCACGCTTGGCATAACGATTATTACATTCGCCGTATGCGCTTAGGTAAGAATGAAGCGATCTATTCGTATCTCGCAATAAATCATCCAGAACTGATCGAAGATGAATATTTTAATCCAACATTACAAGCAGTTGTTTCTGTGCCTCAGAAGGCTCCAGATGGTGCCATAACACGACACGAATCAACATTAGATTTGTTAGAGAGAGTTAAATTAATTTCTAAAGATTGGGTTAAACAAGGTCATGATAAAGGTAATAATACCCATAATGTTTCTTGCACTGTTTCTGTGCGTGATGATGAATGGAAAATCGTTGGTGAATGGATGTGGGCAAATAAAGAATACTATAATGGTTTATCTGTATTGCCTTATCACGGAGGTACATATAAACAAACGCCGTTTGAAGATTGTACTAAAGAAGTATATGAGCAGATGATGTCTACATTACATAATGTTGATTTATCTAAAGTAATTGAAATACAAGACAATACAAATTTTAGTGACTCTGCTGCTTGTGGAGGCGGTAATTGTGAAGTAATATGATCTATATAAAAGATGATTTTTTAGATATAAATTTAATTGATTTGTTACGAACCAATAAGGATGAATTCCAGGAAGTAAAAACCCCTGGAAAATCCTTTTGGGTTAAGGAAGTTCCTACGCCAATTATGCAAATTATAAAATTTGAACTTGAAGATTTAGAAGGTCATAGAATAGAACCTATATTAGGTTTTATGCGTGAAGCTAAAGAAGGACAAGATCGTGATTGGCGCATTCATAATGATTCTATAATAGAAGGGCAACAACCTGATAGAGCTTGTGTATTGTATATATCCGATTGTAAACAAGAAGGATTAAATGGTACGGCTTTTTGGGAACATAAGAAACATGGTGATAGATTCGAAAATGTTAGTCTTGCAGAACAAAATAGATTATTAAATGAAGATGCTAATGATCTTGATTTATGGGATTTAAAATCTATTATAGGTCATAAAAAAAATAGATTGATATCTTATCCTTGTAATTACTTTCACAGTAAGTATCCTAATGAATTTGTAGAAAGTAGAATAGTATTTGTAATGTTTTATAAAATAAAAAAATGAAAGAAAACGAATTAGTAATGATGAGGAATAAGATAGAATCTTTAACTCGAATAGTAGATTTTATGTTAACCGAACTTGAGAATACCAAGACTATGTCAGTTGGCGTTTATCAATTAATAAAAGAAATGCCCGGTTATGAACACGCTATTTCTTTAATATCTGAAAAAGCAAAAGAGGAAACAACAGAATAATAAAAGAGGGGATTCACTTATGTGGTCCCCTTCTTTTTTACGCAACTTTAGGTATGGTGCCTATTCTATTTGTTTGCGTTTAATTTATCTAATATTTCTAGTCTTCTATCTCTTCTCCTAATTTTTTCTTCAATTTTTTTGTCCATATAATTATCGTATTCTTTTGGAGATAATTTATCAAGGCTATCCATTACTTTAATTTTATTTGTTTCCCTTGTTATTATAGATTTTTCCCATCCTTCTTCTTTCCGCTTTGCTTTAGCGGTTTCTTTTATAAGTATATCTCCTTTTGTTCCTTCAATACCTACTGTCCAAGGCGAATAACCCATTCCGGTCGCAAGTCTTTGCATGGCAGTATTTTCAGAGTTAAATGCTTGTGATACATTCTCAACCTTATTAACTAATCGATCCATAGGGAAGTTAGTTCCAACCTCAACAAGTTTTCCAGTTACAGAATACATAGGGCCTAGGTGAACTCTGCCATCCTGCATAACACCCCAGCCTCTTGCTTCTATTAAGTCCTTATCATATTTAGTTTGTTGTAACGCGCTATATGTTTTTCTTAGTTTAGATCCAATTGGTGGAGACATATTTGCTGCTTCAAGAACAACCTTAGCATATTCTGCTTTTTGTTTCTTAGCCCTTTCTTCAAGGTATTTAACAACAGTATTCTTTAATGTTGCTGCAACACCACCAACAAAACCAGTACCTCTAAGTATACTATCTAGTACTCCATTTGCAACATCAATAGCCGCATCAGTTTTTTTCTTTTTCTTTTTGTCTTCATCCTCTTCGTCATCATCAAACATAACGGCAAATAGACCTTGTTGTAATGTGGAGAACATTATGTTTTGTACTGCTAAGTAATAAGCTATTTTAGCAATATTAGTTTTTGCATCACCTCTACCATTTTTAAGATCTAGTACAGCTTTTTTAACGATACGGGATTGCTGCATTGTAAAGTTCTGGAATACTAATAGTAATCTACCAGCACCACTTGACTGTTGTTTTGATATATCTTTTGGATCACCAGATTGCTGTGTTTCATCTGATACTTTAGAAAAGTCTTGCCATGCTTTTGCTTCCGCTTCCTGCTCTGTTAATCCTTCTTTTAAATAAGAGTTAATTCTATTTCTATAAAATGGAGCACCTCCAGAAGCAATAGCAAAACTATCCGCTAGTTGTGTTGGTGTATATCCAATCTTTAATAAATACGATGTTACCGCCACAACTTTATTTTTACTTCCCGCTGCAGCATTAGCAATCTCAGCAGATGCAACATCTTCTCTTAAACCACCACGTCTTTCTTTTAACTTATCTGAATTCCATATACGAGCGAAGTCCTTCCAGTATTGTGGTTGATTTAAGAATGCTTTGCCCGCATTGAATGGATTGTTGTCTCTCCAGTTTAAGAAGTTAACCGCTCCTAACATTTGCAATGCAGCAGATCTAGTGTTCATAAACATGATAGCCCCTGTCGAACCATTTACCCAACTACTCCATGCAGTTGTTTCTTTATCCTGCCCAAAACTTCTATTCTTACCGTTTATCATTCTATATATAGAGTCTTCTAATGCTTCTCTAACATTTGTACCATAAACAGCTTCTACTTTATTTATATTAGGACCAACTAATCTGCCATCTTCCCACTTGCCAAAAATATTTTCTGTGTTTTCAATAAACTCCGCTAAGAATTTCTTTCTACCAGAACCTTCTGTTATATTATATAAGTCAGAAACAATAGTATCGGAATCCCAAAAAGTTCCTGGAGGTAACCAACCATCTTTTTGTCTCCCCATCACTATTAATCCGTCTTTAAATGCAGCAAGTTCAGGATCGTTATTAATAAGGTCAGTTAAATAAATTGTATCTCTTTGAGATAATCCTGGAATTTCTGTGCCATATTGACTCCATATTGCAACTCTCATTGCCTGATCATAAGTAAAGTCTTTATTAGGCGTTAACTTTTCAAGGTCTTTTTTAACCTCTGGGAATGATTTTAACAATGCTTTGTATTCCTTCTTAATAGATTGTCTTACAGCGTCCATTAAGTTAACTCCATTTATATATGGGGTTATTAAAGCGTCTTGGAAGAATTTCTTTTGCTCTTCCCCCAATGCCCCTTTACCCATAAAATTGTAAAGTAATAATTCAAAGTCCGCTGCAGAAGGTGGAACATAAAAATCAAATCTGTTTTTCTTTAATCCTCTTCTTCTTGCAGTAATATCAGAAAATACTTTGTAACTTTCTACACCTTTATTTTCCTCAATGATTCTATTGAAATCGTCAGACATGGTTTTACTAAACTTAATTTTAGCTTGTTGCCTTGGCGATTTAACATCAACTACATTTAAAACGTCTTGAACCGCTTTGCTTTGATTTTCAAATGGTAAAATTCCTCTTCCTGCTGGATATTTAGATACTATGTATACTCCATTTTTAGAAAAAACATTCCATTTTAATTTGTTCGCTATTGTAGAAGCAATTGCATCATATAATTTAATCCTGCTAGGTTCTTTTGCAGTAAATATAAAACTATCTGTATTATTTGCATTTGCATAATCTATTACTCCGTTTATTACTGTTCCAAAAACCTCCGCTGCATTACCCCCTCCTGTTATATCCGTAGAACTATTTTCATCAGAAAATACTAAATTTAACGTTTCTCCTTCATAAGAACCTAATAAAGCAGGTTCATCTAGGTCGTATTTATTTATCAAGGTATTTAAAGTAGCCTCAGTTCTATCTCCCCAATTAAAATAACCTGTATCTGTTAAGAATAAAGAATATTCTTTTCCTTTTACTTCAAAAGTAGCAAACTTGCTATCTCCAGTTTCTCTCCAATTTAAGTCTTGCCTAGAATTTAAAGAAAACTTAATACGTGCTTGTTGCACTTTTGAAGTTATACCAGGAACCTCTAAGGCTTTTTTAACGGCTTCTACATTTTGGGGAGCATCATCAGCAAAGTAAAAATCATTATATCCCTCTGCTGCTTTTGCAGTCATCCAATCCGCTTTTGCTTGAGCTGTACTGTTACCTAATCCCGTTATGTTTTCTAATGGTATGTTAATGCCTATTGACGATAAAAATTCGTGGATAGGGCCAGCAGCTTCTGGCGGACGAGCCGTAAGAATAAAGAAATTTTCTGGTCCAAATTTGCCAATCATCTTCTTCATCTTTTCAACCATAGGCCCAGGTTTGCCGTCTACGACCTTACTAAATTCAGAAAAATCAAATACTGCACCTTCTTCCAAAAGTTTAGATCCATTTTTAGCAAACTCCTCTGCGTTTAATTTTTTAGGCTCAGATATTATGGATGTATCAATTACCGCAATACTTGTTGTAAACCTACCGCTAACTTGAGCTCCATCATTGTAGCTTATAGCTTTTATATTGTCTTTTTTTAGAGCATCAAATAATTTTGTTATATCCGCTTTGCTTAATGACTCCTCAAAACGTGTGTCTATTAACTCATAAAAAGAAACATCATCTACCTCAAATTCCTTATTTTTTGGAGTTAAACCCAATTCTTTAATTTTATTTATAACAACATCTTCATCAACAACTTGAGAATTATTTATAACAAATTGTTGTGTTGTGCCGGAATTCATTCTAGCATACTCATCTGCTTCTCTTATATCCGTAGCAAAAAACTTAACTCCCTTGTCACTAATTTTTGTAACATCTTTTCCTTTAGGAGCGCCGTGATAAATTGGCAGATCGTTTGGCATTGTGTATAGCACACTACCTTTTGTTAATCCAACAGTGTCATCAAAATCAAAAACAGATATACCTTTTACAGATTTAGAAGGTTTTAAAGATTTTATAGTTGCCTCTTGACTATTACTAATATTTAATGCGTTTTTCCTTGCTTCGAAATTAATTTTTTTAATCTTTTTGCCTTTTCCATTTAGGATTGTTAAATCTTTTCCTCTTAAATCAATACCATTTGCTTTTAGCGCATTTAATACTTTTCCATCAAAATATCTGGCATTATATATATCATCTCCAGGTTTCCAACTTAATGGCATTCTGCTTTTAAGTATGGTATTTAATACATCATTAATATGAGTAGGTAATAATGATATTTTACTTTCTTCTAAAAATTTTTTTAAATTTTCTTTAGTTATAATAGGTCTGTTTGCAAATGGCAGGTCTAATATATAAGATAATACAGCTCTAACACTTTCATCAGCCGGGATTGCATGTTCCCAGGTATACTCCTCTGCTTTTGTTAAATTTTCATCTAATATAACAGAATCAACTTTTGCTAATGTTCTTAATGGTGAATAGGTGCTAGATCCCATAAGTATAGCCGCCATAGCCTTAGCTTCGGGCGAGAGTGTGGAATTTTTAATTTTTTCTGCAAAAGCCATTACATCGGTTACAGATTGTTCGCTTTGGGCATCTCTAATTTTTTTATTGCCAATTATATTTAATCCTTTTAAAAATATATCATCAAAATCTTTACTTTTTGTTGTTTGACCCTCAATATAATTTGTATTTTCCCCATTCTTGTCAACAATTATGCTTATATTACCAACTTTTTTTAGATTATATCCTAATTTTTTAAAACCATCAATTTTTAATAATTCATCAAATAATTTTGTATTTGATAAATAAAAATTTTTTCCTTTATCACCACCCGTAAGAACAGCTCTATATGTTCTTAAAAAAGTATTTACTTTATTAGTTTTTTCTAAATCGCTTAATTCATCATTATTTAAATCCTTTTCTAAATCACTTATTATAAAATTATTTATTTCATTAATTTTTTCTTGATTATTTTTGGCAAAGTCTAATCCTTTTGGAGTAAGCCCTAATGCCATAGTTTTAGATGTTCCTGCAATTTCTAATTTTTTAGAAAAGTATTCATCAAAATCTTCTACTTTAGGATATTTATCTTTTAATTCTTTATTTTTTTTTGCAATTAACTTAGACAATAATTCTTTGGAATTATTAACATATGCAGTTTTCCATCTTTCTAATATATCTTCTAATTTATTTTTTATATCATTATCAATTACTTTTACATCTTTACTATTTAAATAATTAAATACCGATGCTCTATTTGTATAATTTAGATTTTTATAAAAATCATTAAACTCATTTGATATATTGTCTATTGCTCTTATACCCGTTTTAGAAAATTTAATATTACCTCTTTCAGATTGTCTGGCTATTTCAACAGCAAAAGCATTAGTCACTTCATAACCTAATCTTTCTTGATTAGTAACAAGAGCTTCGAATATCGGCCCTTCTTTAGCAAGGTCATCATTAATAATGTCAAAAGCCCCTTCTTCTGCCATTGCTTTTGACACTGATTCTTTTCTGCCTCTAATCGGATTACCGTCAGGCCCTATTATTTGCGCTAAAAAATCTTCATTAGAAACATTATTATTAACATTAGGCAAACGTCTAACTAGTTCTGCTCCAGAAGTTCTCCCCGCTTGATCTGTAGTTGTTTTTTCTCTATCAATTTTTTGACCAACCCAATCAGGATAACTAACCCATTTACCATCAATTTGTTTTTGAATAGCTTGTGGTATGCCTCCTTGTCCATCTTTACCCATTAACCAAGTGGTGGTCATATTTTCAAGGATATAACGTTTATTCCTTAATAACTCTTTTCTAAGCACACCGTCTTTTTTGCCTCCAAGCATTGTCTTTATATCAATGTCTAATTGTTTCCCAACTTCGTCTCTTATTTCAGAAATTAATGGAGTTACAGTTCTATTTAATGTAACAGGAGCATCAATTCTATTTTTTAGTGTTCTAACTATTGTTACTATCTTGTTTGTAGCTGTTTTTAAGATCTCTGGGCTAAAAACATTTGATTCTAATGCATTCTTATATTTTGGCTTTTCTTTTGCCTCAGAAACAGTTTCTTCGGCTATTAAACCTTTTTCTTCTGTAACGTCTTTACTAAAGTCTTTGTCTAATACTCTTCTTGATGCAGCAATTGCTCTTAATGGTAATTGTTTATTTATATAAGCCGCTAAAGGCACTCCTGTTTCAGGCTTATAACTTCTAATAAGATAGAAAAGGCCACCGTCCCCAGTTTCTATTTCGCTTGTTAACAATTCTCTATCAAAACCAGGAGCGTCCATTCTTTTATTTACTAATTTTTTAGTAATAGGTTTAAATAGATCTATAATCTCTTGAGCTCCATTTACTCCTTTTTCTTCATATATTCTTTGAACTTTATCAGAAGATATAGAGCCTCTTTCATTTTTTATTATTTCTTTATCTGCTTCTTCTTCTGTAACTTCTTTTTTAATTGTTGGTTTTGGCGCTTCTTCAGGCATTAATTTTGCTTTTGCTAAATCTGCCTCAAATATTTCAAGTCTACTTTCATAGTCTTCATAATCAATTTCTCCTTTATCTAATTGATCTTCTAAATTATCTATCTTTTTTTGGACCTCAGCAACTTTTGCTTTTGACGCTTTAAATCCAGTAGCGGGAGTTTCTTCCGCAGCTTTATCTTCTGTATCAGAATTAATAAATCTTATATTTTGACCGGACTTAGTTCTTTTAGCCCCGGCTTTCTGACTATATGCTTTTATTGTATCAAATAAAGCTTTCCCGGAATCCGTGCTAATATTTTTAATATCATATGTTGAAGATGTTCCAAACGCTCCTTTAGTTATTTTATTAACTACTTTGGATATTTGGGTAAATACATCGTCATTTGGTATTTTTCCATCACTAAAAGAATCTGAAAGGGCATTAAATACTTCTTCCCCATAAGCTTTGTACTCAGGCTTGTAAGCTTTCATTCTTTCTTCTACTGCCGCATAAAGTGATGGCTGTGCTGTTTTTAAATATTCAAGTAATTTTATACCGTTTTTATTTGCCTCCTCTTGATTGCCTTGAAAAGCTTTAGACAGTACAGTATGCAATACCTCATGTGATCCAGTACTTGTATGCCCGTTTTTAATAGCGTTTGGTTTATATACTACCAATGTATTATCATCTATATTAAACCCATTTGTTTTTCCATTTTTAAAATCTTTTAATTCTTCTTCATCTATAAATTTACCATATTTTTCTAATAATTCTTTTTCGCTATTTATTGTTTCAATTTTTATATTTAGCCCTAATTCTGTTGAAAAATCATTAGCAGCTTGAATATCCCTATCTAATTGTTTGCCAATTTCTTCTCCAGCATACAATTCTCTAGCTTTACTATCAACCTCTTTATTAGATAATTGATCCATAGTAGCGTCTTGGTTTAATTCTAACAATGCTAAATCATTATATCTTTGTTTTTCTTCTGATGATAATTTATCAAATCCAGCCAGTTTTTCAAGATAAGTTTTTCTAGTTAATCTTCTTTTATATAAATTATAACCAGCTGTAGCTTCAAATGTAATTCTTTTTTGAGCATTTTCTTTTTTATTTTTGCCAGTTAATTGCTTGTCGGTAAGCATTGCTTCTCTTGCGGCAAATACTTCATTGTATTGCTTTTGATAATATTCTTTTAATGATCTTAATTGAGCATCATCAATTCCAACTGTTTTACTAGCTTCATTCCAATCTCTTGTTATTTTTCTTAATTTCTGATTAAAATCACCTACTTTTTTTGCATCCTCCATAGAAAAATCTTTGCCTAATCTATCTAATATACGAAGATCATCTCCGTCCATTTGATCAATAAGATCTTCTACAGCCTTTTTAATAGGCGGTTGTAATTTTAATTTATTAAGTTCTCTTTTTGTTAGTCCTGTAATATCATCTAAACCAGTAAGTTTTTTTATTTCATCAAGTTTTTTATTTCTTGCTTTAAATTCCTCTTTTGTGGCAAGTTCGCTAATAACACTTTTCGTAATATTATTACTTATTGTTCCAGCTCCTCCCATTGCAGAGAATCCAGGACCCATAAATGCTCCTCCAGCCATTGCATCTGGAACACCGTCAAAATAGTTTTTATCTTGTCCTAATAAATGAATATCTCCAAAGTTATTAGCTAATTGAGTTAGGCCCTCTGTCCACGATTCAACACCGGCAGATTTACCCATTTCTTTACCAATAACTTTTAACTGGCGTTTGATTTCTTGAGGAGGTATAGCTCTAAGTATATTATCAGTTTGTTTTATAATACCTAAGGTACCATACTTTTCTAATAATACCTCTGCAGCACCGGCTAACACTTGAGATGTTAACTTTGTTCCTTCTGATATATTCAATGTTTTTTTATCCGAGGCAATTTGCTTTTGCACATCGGCCATATCTTCTGCGGCAACTAATCCTTTATTAATTTGATCAGCATTATATTGCAATCTACTAAGAGCTGATTCCTGCAAACTAGCAATTTCATATTGTTTTGAACCATAACCACTAAGAAAAAATAATGGCAATGCTGCTTCTCCTGTAACGGCCATAGCCATAGACGAAGGCATTTGAGTTAAAATCCCAGCTCCCCATCTGCCAAGATCTTTCATGCTCTTTATATCCTTAATTTGTAAATCACGTTGGTAAGATTCTAATTCTTTGCTAGCCGCTTTTTGCTCACCATATATAGGATCTAATAAAGTTTCTTTAAGTATACTTTTATTTCTTGTATATGTTTCACCAAATGAATCTCCATTGGCTACCGATTGAGCAAGTGCCAATTCAAAAGCCTTTGTACTAATACGTATATCCTCAGCCGCACCTGCTAAAGCTAGTCCAGTTTGCTTTAAAAATGTACCAGTTTGGTTTAATCTACTATAATCTTTTGATGCTGCTTCTGATACTGCTTTAATATTATTGAAATCTCTATTAAGTGTTAATGCTTCTTTATTATATGCATTTGATCTATTTTGTAATGCTAAATATTCTTTTTGAATTTCATCATATTCTTGTTTAGTAGGAGGCGTTTTTTGGAATTTAGCTATTTTTTCACTAAGAGCTTTACCCGCTTTATCTAATTCATCACTTTCTACCGATAGTTTTACTTTTCCTTCTATGGCTTTATCCTCACGCTCCGATTCTAGGGCGAGCAACATTGTCCGTTGTTCTTGAGGAGCATCAGACATTAATTCCGCTGATTTACTATCTCTATAATTATTGTTTTTTTCCTTAATAAACTTTTCTAATTTTACCTCACTAGGCAACGGTATTTGACCTGTCTTTTTCCAATATTCATATAAATTATATTTTTCTGGACTATCAAAATCTTTTTTAGTTGGCTTTACTGCATCAATGTATTTTCTTTGTGATGCAGACATATAGCCACTATTTGCTCTTAAACGGCTTTTTATAGACTCCTCTTTGTTCTTAAACTCGTTTATTAAATCTTCGTTATATTCTTTTACTTTTGTTTCCCAAGGCCTAGTAGGAGCTTGTATTTTTTGTTCAGCGTCTCTTACTAAATTTGGATTTTCTTTTTTAACTTTCTGAATATAGTCTTTATTACCATATTTGCCTATATAGTCATTTAATATTTTTGCACTAGCTATAAGTTCTTCTTTAGATGCGTCTGCCCCTACAACAACCTCTGGTAAATCATACATTCCTGTTGAAATACCGCTTGGATCCACAACATGTTCTAATTGTTGTTTTTTATCCCCTCTAAGTGTAATTCTATTAACTCCAAAAACTTTTTCTTCAGGAGTTAATCCAAATCTAGCTACTCTTTTTTGAAGGTTTTCCGCTACAGTTGTTTCTTCAGCTTTAAGATCTTCCCACGTAACTACCTCATTCCATTTTTTAGCAACAGGTTTTTTCTTCTTAGTTTTATTAATTTCAGAAAATTGATCTTTTGCAGGATTCTCAAACCCAAACGTTTTTTTATAAACATCCTCACCAAACCTTTCGTCAAGTTTAGCGGGTTGCTTTGTTTTTTTAGAAGCAGGCTTGAAACCTTTACTTTTAATATAAGCCGGGAGTTTGTCTTTACCCCCGGCCATTTTAATTAAATCTGCTTCTGTATATATTTTACCGTTTAATTCGTATTCTAGCATATATTTTTTATTTATTTATCAGGGTCTTAAATACTCAATGACCTCTTCCTTCGTGTCAAATTTTCTTAATAAATTACCACCAGATGTAGATACTCTAAAATTTTTGCGATCATAACTTACTTTTTTGCCGTTAAAGTTAATATCCTTAATATCCCCAAGTTCAATATCTTTTATTGTTTTTAATACCCCTTGCCATTCTGCTTCCTTTTCAGCCGCTTTTTTATCTTCAGTAGTAGTTCCTTTTTGCTTAGTGTCAAATTCTTTCAATGCCATTTCATCTAATTGATAATATGTATTATTTTTTTTGTCAAATCTAATGTTATTATCACGCATAATATCAGCTCTATATCCATCTATTATATATTTTGAGAGCATGTCTACTTGATCTTTAGTATTCATTTTAACAAATTCTTTAGCCGCTTCCGTTCCAGCTCCCCAAGCTCCAATCTTCCTGCCGAATCCTCTCAGCTTATTCATGTCTCCTAATTCCGTTGCAAGTAATCCCTCAATCGTTACATTTACTTGTTTTGTTAATAATTTATCAACAATAGTCATATCAATTTCTCGCTTTGGAACTTTTACAGTGGCTTCGCTTGTGGATATACCGGCATTTCCTTCAGCTTTAACGTACTGAGGGCTTTTAAAGAATGACTCTTGTAGTTGATCTTTATTATCGTAAATGCCCGCCGTTTGCAAATCCTTTTCTTTTTTAGCATCGGGTACAATAACATAAAATTCTCCTGTTTTTTCACCATCTACTTTTTGATTATATATAATATTATATGTGCCGTCGTTGTTAGCTTGTATTGCATCACTATTTTTATCAATAAAAGTTTGTAATGTATTTTTATCACTTATAATATTTGGATTTACTCCGCGAATATAATTTTCCAGTTCCTCTTTACTTATATTTTGAGTACTCATATTAATACTCATGCCAGTTTCTTCTAATTTATCAAGATCATATATAAGATCTGCATTAACTAGTCCAGAGGATCCTTTAGTACTAATAACGGCTCTTTGCAAACGAGAAATGTCATCATCTCCTATATATTCTATATTTTGTGCGTTAGTTTTCCCAATGTCGCCGTTGGCAATAGCCTGCATTTGCGATGCTCCACCACCCACCATTTTATTTAAATCACTCCAATATTTGTCAAAATTTTCAGTAAATTTTGCAGCTTCCTCCGCTTCCCCTGTTTTAAGGACTTCAAATGTTGCTTTTTCTCTATATACGCCTTTTTTAGTTTCTCCTTTAAAACGAAGATCTACTAGCACTTTTCCAATATTTGGCTTTACCCCTGCTTTGTCAAGAGAAGCACCAGTTTTAGAGGCGTCCTCGCTAGCCCTAGCAGTATTTTCAGAATAAAATTTCTGTCTACTAATCGTTAATTCTCTATTTTCTTTTGCTTTTCTTTCAGCTTCTAATCTTTCTTCTTTTTCCTTTGCCTCTCTTTCTTTTTTAGCGGTTTTATAACTTTCAACAAAAGACTGTCCTATACCAGCAAAGCCTGTCGCCCAAGCCATTGCGGATTCGTCTTTTATTATTGTTGGATTATCGTATGCACTCATATTTATATTTTTTAATTAAGAAACTGTACCACTATCATTTACGGCCCATGTGTCCTTGGCTACTCCTTTTTTCCGGCGCCTCCCGCAGCGGCCCCCGCAATGCTGCCAACAGCACTAAAAGCTTGTCCCCATGCGGCTCCCTGAGCGGCTTGAGCAGACGCTTGATTTTGCATTGCCTGAGTTAAGGCTCCTGCTTCTCTCCCTAAATCAGCATTAGTTCTATCTTCACGTGCTGCAAACATAAATTGTTTTCCAGCAGCCTCAGCAGCTTGAACTCTTTGCGCTTCGCTTATTTGTAATGATTGCAATCTTTGTTGCTCTGCCATCTTCATTTGATTACGCTCCATTTCACCTTGAGCACGTAATTTTTCATTTGCCGCCTCTTGTTGTTCAATATTTGCGGCAATGCCTTTTTTGCTTTGTAATGCAGCCTGTGCCAATGCAGTTGCTCCACCCGCGCTTGCTCCAGTTGCTCTCAATGTATCTAACGTATTTGCTAATGCCATATCCGCTTGCTCAAATTCCATTTCTGCGGCCCGTGTAGCAACCCCTAAATTTGCATAAGGATTATTTATCATTCCCGATAAATCCTTCGCTAATCCACTCACGTCCACTGTTGTTGCATAAGGATTAGTTATAGCTTGTCTTGCCGCTTTAATTGCATCCATTTCTGCCTTCGCGCGTCTTGCATCATTACGCGCTCCTTTGGCTGCTTGACCAGCCTGATGAGCTCCTACGGCTCCTCCTATTATTGACACTCCTGCCCCTACTGCTGCTGCTACTGCCATATTATATTAATTTTTTTGAAATTTCATACGATGGTTTTTCATCCACTGTATACCCTAATTTTTTGTGCATATCTATTAATCCCGTGTTTCTACCAACACTTAATATTATATTCTTATCAACACTCAATGCCACATCCTCTAAACTGAGTATTAACATCTCCAATGCTTCTTTCCTATCCGCTTCCCTATAATCTTGGTTTGATATAATCCATTCCATCCAAGCTACCTTAGAATTTGTTAAATATAAAAAACCTGATACTATTGGTATATCACCTTTGCAAACAATTAAACCGCCTGTTCCATTTAGTGGCAGCAGGTCTTTATTCATTTGTGGCCAATTCCATTTAGTCCACCATTCTTGTAATGTGTCCCAATCTGATTCTTGTAATGCTCTTACTGTTAATTCCATTTTATTTAATTTAATTACTTAATGATTCTACAAATGTTGATGATACCGCGAATAAATTAGCGGGTTTTGTAAATACTACACCGGCTTGATTTACATCAGGAAAAGTAAATGTTCCTACAGCATAGAAACCGGCAAGGCCAGACATAGACTGTCCATATACAACCGTGCCTTCTGATGGAGGTGTAACATTTATAAGCGTACCAAAATATTTATTTTCTTTTGGTTTAAAATTGTTTAAAAATAATTGATTTTCTAATCCGGCTAAATTTATAACAGCCGATGCTGAAGTTATCGGGACTCCATTATTTGCGTCTGTATAGATTTCAGTTAATGACCACCCCGGCGATCCTTCATAATTTATTGTTTGGAATGTTTTAGAATACGATGGATTTGGATTCATTACAAAAGTAACGGTGGATACATATTGTGATCCATAAAAGTTACAATAAGGCACATTGGTAGAATAATGTTTCCATAAATTACCGTTTTGTGCCGTGTAGTAATTACCTAATAAACTAAATCCCGCATCTGGTTTAAATGAAAAAGTACTAGTCCATCCAAGTGAATCTTCATCAAAGGCTAATGTTTGATAGTATTCTTCTATATCTTCTTCTACACCGCCAATAGGCCTTCTAACACCCGCAAAAAGAGTTTCTTGTAAAGATAGTACATATTGCTTATTATGCATATCCCAGGAGCCTATAACAACTCCATTTGAATTAATTCTACCTAAACTATCTCTAAAATAATCTAACATACCATACCCTGATATTTCTGTAATACCATCTTGAGATAATCGTAACACAGCATTTTTAGGTCTGTCTACAAAATATTTTCTATAACCATAAACCGCAAAACTTTCAGGATTGGTGCCTATTCCATAGTTACCCGCGTAACCTTGCATTTGCCCTATAACCGTATTAGACGATGTAGTTAAAGGTTCTCCCTCCGCAGAATACACCGCAGTCTTATCTATTAATGCTCTAGTTACTTTTAACTCTTGAAATATTATTAAATTCGTATCTTCCGCGTATAATTTTTGTATTGAACCTTGTGCAGGATCCATTGACCTAGTTATATCTTCCGCTACAGAAAATTGGTTAGTATTGTTTATACCTGTTCTAGAATTAAATATTCCAGAATAAATTAAAGAACTAACTCTGCTTTGTCTATTTGGAGTATCTTCAACAATATAAGCTCTAACACCTAAATCTGTAGATACATTATTGTAACCACCTCTAATTCTAGATTCTTCAATATACCAGTCTTGATAACTATCAGTTGGGTCTGCAATATATTGCGTTGCTCCTGGTATATGATTAAAATTAGTTATAGCCCCAAATGATACTGGGACGGCCGGAATGGTTGTTTCGTCAAAAGAAGCAGAGGTTATTGGATTATCCAAATATACTCTAAACACGCTGCCCCCCATGTCTTTCCATCCTAATATTATAAACGTATAAGTAATCCCTGCTAATGTATAAGATAACTTTTGTCCGGCTCCTATAAAAGTAGGTATCACATTAGTTGTAAAAAAACTATTTCCAGTTGTAAAATCATAATCAGCCAATGCTGCAGGAGCCGTTGCTGGTCCTACTGGCTGTATTGATTTTATTTTTTTTAACCAATACGAATTGAAATATTTAATCTCTAATGTTGCTGCCATAATTAATAATCACTTATTTTTTTAAATTACTACAATATCGGACAGGTTACTGGGCTTCCGGTATATGTAATTATCCCCCCGTCTGTAATTGATCCCATCGCTGATAAGCTTGATTGTCTAACAACTGGATAAGTACCTCCATTGCCAAAGCTTTTTGCATATTGCCCAGGTTGTATTATGCCTCCAATTATAGTAACTCCATTTCCGTGTAGCCCATTCCACCTAATTGGAAAAGTAGAAGTATTCTGTATTGTCCATTCATAACAATCCTCAGGAATATATGCATCAGGATCACCTATAGTGCAGTTATAACTATCCGATACAACTTCAAATTCGTTTGAACTTGTAAATTCACCTTCTATAATAAAATCCACATAAATAGTTCTATTTGACTCAACGCCGTCTAGAGTAGTATAAATATATCCTTTAAAAAATAACGCGTAGGCGGGTTCCATTTCTCCTGCAATAAGTCCTTTAGCAATTGATCTATTAGTAAAGTATCCATTGCCATTGTAAAGACCAGAAGGCCCAAACGGATAGAAATTAACAAGCACCGGCATAGTACCTTGGCCATACGAATAAATATCTTCACCTTCAAAAACATTCCCCGTATTTAATTGAACAAATTTGTATATTGAAACTGTACTATCTAATATTTTTTCTCCTTCTCTTAAATATTTCCAAAAATTTACATACCCAGACGCAAATACTGTATAAACAAAAGGTTCTTCTTGAACAAGGCTATTAGCAACACTTTGCCAATCAGAACAACCCGTTAAAAATGGAGAAGCAATAACAACATCTCTAGTAGTAAACAAAGAACCTGGAATAGGAAATGCAACACCCGTAGAAAATGTAGAATCCTGTAATTTCATTGTAAGAAAATAATCTCCAGAAGGTATTTCATTTGTAATAATCCCAACATTACCTTGTAAATTATCTATATTAAAATAAGATGGCCCATCATTAGCAGACAATGTCCAATAAAGGTCCGCTAAATAATTTGTTGAATTAGTGCTAAAATTTCCATTTTTACCTATACCATCAATAAATGGGCCAGGTAACGGATCATTTGTTAAGTTATAAACTATATTATCGCTAGGCGGATTTAATATTACTGGCTCAACATTTGTTATTTTTAATCCACTTGCCTGAGTGCTTAATATGGGATTATAGACTACGCCTGAAACTGTATGGGTAATATTAAATGTAAATATAAATGTACCAATACCAGATAATGTTGGGAATGCTCCATCTACATTAGTGCCATAATAATAATCACTTTGGGTTATTTTTATTTTGTATTTACGATAAGTTGGACTAAGTGGGTCTGTATCTCTTATTAGTGCAAATTTACTAGAAACATTTGTGCCTACTATATCCACAACGGACATAACAACACTATCTATATTAAATACCTCAACTCCAAAAGCGTTTTTAAAATAAAACCATTCCGTTATAAATGGAGATGTTTGTGTGCCTTCATTAGGATCAGATCCTAAATAATTCTGATTTTCTCTATATATAAAATCTAAATCTGAAAAGCTTACAATAATATCAGATCCAGTTAATACATCTATATTTAAATCTGAAATATATCCAGTAGTTGATGTTTCCCAAAATAAGTCTATTAAAGAAGTATCAGGGTCAGTTTCAAATACCCCTAAATAAGGAGTCATACTTCCTGCGGTTACCCCAACTCTATTAGACGTTGATACCCTATTGATTAATGGATCTGTGTCAAATTGATAAAGATTATTAGGGGCACTCCCTGTTGATGAAAAATTTAAATCATCTGATGGAGCAATAGTGTTAACAACATTAGATACTGTTCCCGGAAAATATTGTCTATTTGAAGCAGAAACCATATTTTCAACTCTTGGCCATAATTGTGCACTACTTCTATATTGTCTTTGATTAGGGCCAACTTCAGATAAATCTCGTGGTACTTTGTTTATATTATCATTTATAGAAACAAAATGACATGTAGTATCATCCTCTCCGCTAATTAATGGCGGAGTTTGAGATGGATAACCAGCCAACATTCCAGGCACATAAACATTATAATAGTCTTGCTCCTGTTGTTTTACAACTACTTTATATGAGTACCATCCTAATTCGTTTATTGAATATGAAAATTTTATATCAGGAAATGTTGGTCCACTTAATGGATTAAAATTGTATATTTCACTTATAGCGCCATCGGCGGTTAATGAGCCCGCAGAGGCGGTCAATACTTTTACGTAGTCTTTATATTTACCTTTTAAGTAATTACCTACTGTAGGCCTATTTAATTGGGGTGCTCCAATTGTTTGTAATGTATACGTATAAGTATATGGGCCTGCGTTATTAACAGTTCCCGCTGTTATTTCAAATCCAGCTTGACTATTAGGAATTATTCCAGAAACTGTAGCATATAAACCTGGAGTACCTGCTGCTTCATTTCTAACTGAATTTATAGTTTCATTAAATATAACCACTAATTCGTCTCCAAACCAACCTCTAACATCTGTTGCCCAGTTTTGACTTTTATAAGGTATAAACACAGATGATCCTCCATATACGGTATCTCCGTTTTCTATAAAAGGTGCCGCGGATGATAGTATTACTGATGATTGTCTACCAAATTTATCGCTTAAAACAATACCTACTTGGTATGTTCTATTTTGTTTTAAATTATGATTAGGGTATTCTACCCAACTTACAAAAGGGGTATAGTCATTACCTTTTTCAACTAGGGAAACATTATAATTTAAAGTTGCGGGAGGCGTATTTTGATTAATAAAATTACCATATATAATTCTATTACCTACGCTTTCTTGCCCTAATGCTCTTATTGGTATTTTGTCATATACCCTAAGAGTTTCGTTTTCTGCTAATGTTTTCTTTGGTTTTTGCGATTGATATTTATATGTATATATATTTGTATTAGCGGATACTTGTTGTAATTTAGATACTAATATTGTATCTACTACTTTAATTGCTAATGAGTCTGATTCTTTATATAATATATCAATACTTTTTATTTTATACGATGTGGCTATATTAGCCCCTGTATCCGGCAATTCTATTATTAATTTAACTTCATTAACAGAATTTTCCATCCACTCCAACACGGTTGATCTATATGCTGCATCTTCATCTCCATTTATAAAATAACCTTTTTGATTTGGTATAAAGGTTGGCTGCGTAAATGGAGCTATTAATGAATATTCGTTATCGTCAAATTTAAATCTATAACTAAATCTTACAAATTTATCTTCTAAAAAATTATCGTTCCCACTAATATTTGATACGGTATCAGCAGTGCCCATAGTGCATTTATAAAATTGCACCGTATCAGTAATTGTCCATACTCCCGTTATATATACGGACGAGGTGGTTCCATTATCAAAAATTTTAGTAATTACCACATTGTCTGATTGGCCTATTCCATCTGGTTGACTAATTATTTGATCACCGACTGTTATATTATAAGCAGTAATATCAGAATTATCAATAGTAACAACTGTAAATCCGCCTGGCCCCGTTACAGAATTAGTAGCATCTAAATCAACATCAACAGGCGGTGATATTGAATATAAAGAAGGAGCCTTGAAAGGAGCATATTTTGCAACTGCTATTTGTTCCGCATTTGTATAATAAGGATTACCTGATTCTACAGAATTTGATATAGCGGTATCAACATTTATTTTTCTTGGTTGGTTTCTATTATCAGTCCAGAATAATAAATTTTCAACTAGGTTGACACCTGTGATTAAATTAGTTGTTGAAAAATTTAAAAATGTTCCTGAGACTAATGTTAAATATGGATTACCATTATTAGTTGGATCATAAACGGTGATTTTCATTTGCCTGCCGCTACCTGGAGGATTTATTAATGATGGCGATGTGTCAACATAATCTGTTAAAAATTGAAATATTCTATTTCGCTCATTATCAACTACATACCCTATACATACTAAATCGGTATTGGATTCAAATGGAGCACTGCCACTAGATGTTGGCTTTAGTAAAAGCTCATTGCCTAATATATTTTGTAATGACCCTACATTCTTGTCCTCAGATTTACCAACAGATATATTTAAAGCATCTCGATATTCGCCTTCTCCTAAAATACGATTATCAAAATCCTTATTCATTTTACCTTTTAAAAAACTATTTTTTGATTCTGCCATTTTTTAATGTTTAATCCATTTAGATTTACCTCTGAATACTTGGGTTATCTCTTCTAATTTAATATTTGAAAGTCTTATTTTAGCATTTCTTAATTTTGCTGATTTATCTTGTTGCAATCTTCTAACAACATATTCTGTTGATGTTGAACGATGGGCCATAATAGCATGTAAAATATAAGCATACATAGCGTCTTCAGCCATCTTTGGTATTCTAGAATCTAAATCATAAGCTAATCCATCTGATATATATTCTAATACAATTAATTTACCTACTAAATTACTGCTAAAAGATATTTTATTTTCTCTATCATTTATAGAAAAATATCCATTTATATTAGCATATTGAGGGTCAGCTCCAAACAATCTGCCATAAAATCTATCTTGAACCCAGTTATCATCATTATACCAATTATTATTCAAGTTGTCAAACTCATTAATCTGAACAAGTATATTATTCTTATCCCATCTTTCTTCTGTTAAAGAATCCCCCTGTATATTTGCATCAAAGTTATCCTGTATTGGTATTCCCCTTTGATCTTGTATTGGATTTTCATATGGGTTTGTAGTTAACGCATTCACGGGGTATATAGGATGCTTAACGCCATGGTGATCTATCCAGGACATTTTTACGTAGTTAACATAGTCTTGCGGTATTACTACGCTTAGACTAGGCGGTATATTTAACTCCTGAGATTTAATGCTTTTTAATGTGTCATAACTAAATTCCTGCATTCCACGCTTTGCATGGAATATAACATCAGTTCTTTTTGCTGCACCTATCAGTTTACCAGTACCTACATAAGCAACCATAAAATTGTTTATAATATCATTTAAGGAGATATAAGAGTAGCTGCCATAGTTTTCCTCTACAGCAGTGCCAAAAGCGTCATTATCGCCATAATTACCACCATCTAATATTTTTAATTGTACTACTACATAAGTGCCTACTGCTAATGGCGTATCAGGAGTTATAGTATTATTTACTACTGTATATTCTAATATATATTCATCAAATGACCCTGGCAATCCGGTAGGGCTAGTATATAACTTAAAATTATTTAAAGCATAATTAATCTCATTTGGATCCCAACTTCCAAAAACTAAATCAGTATTAAATGTAGTTGTAAATTCAGTTGTTCCTAATTGAGCTATAAAACCTTGCGCTCCCTCGTAATACTGTCTATTTGTTTCGGTAATTAAACCATTATTAGGTGTTGGCATTTTTTATTAACTTTTTGAATTAATATTTTCCATCTGCACTTGTTGTGCTGCGGCTTGTACTATTTGTGGGTCTTTAATAACTATACCTGAATAAAGTAATATTCTAGTTATTATGTTTACTTGTTCTATTGGATGTAATTCAAAGTCCTGTGAACCTGTTGAAGTATATATATATTGGTATCCTGCTCCTGTTGTAAAATTCCATACAGGATCTAATGGTTTTCTTATATATGTGCAGGATATATTATTTGTAATAGTATTTGGAGATACTGTTATTTGTAAATTTTTAAATGTATAAACCGGCCAATAAGTGGATGGTTTTGTTATTGGTGAAAGATTAAGTTCTAATAGTTCATTTGGTTGAACATATTGAACTTCTTTTTCATCATTATATATAACGGTTCCTAATTTATAAAATTCATAAGGGGATGTTAGTGTAGGTAAATTAAATTTCCCACTAGAATAAGTGCAATTTCCAATTTCTTGGAATATTGAAATCCTTTGTTCTAAATTCTTTATACGATCACTATATTCGCTATCATTGCCAGGCACTCTAAGTTGCTGGTTAAGGTCATCGAAATATTCATTAAATATTTCAAGTTGTACTTGAGCCGCTGTTCTATTGAATTCATCTGGAGTTAGATATCCTCTTTGTTCTTTATTAATAATTAATAAAACGGTTCTATAAACCGTATTTACATTTACCGCCATACTATATATTTATTATAATATTAAGGCGGTAACCAAAGCCACCGCCTATATATTAATATTACGTATTATTTTAATTTTTTCTCTATAGACTTAAAGATTTCTATACCTTCATCTGTTTTGAAAAATGCCGCCATAGCTGAGTATGGGTTTTCATCAAAAGGCACCGTCATTAACTTTCTATTATTTTCACCCCAATGGAATGTTCTGTTGTCAGGTGATAATGTTATAATGTTTGCTTCTACGGCTCTAATAGCTATATTCCTAAGATGTACATTATCATCATTTGCTAACTCTATAAATAAAGCAGGGTTATTTCTTGCTAATAATAATAAGTCTCTTTTTATTTCTTTAGAACTCATTTTATTCACTCTAGATCCAACCTCTACTCTAACAATAGATTCTGCTTGATCAATATCCATTTCTAAAGCGGCGTTCAATGCTAACACTTCTAATTCAATATCTTCTAATTCATCCTCAGCTTCTACTGTTGGATCAAACTCTGTATATCGGACATTTAATCCTGGATGGTAAATTGATAATAATTTTTGTAGGTTTTGCTTTTCTTTTGGTACATTTAATATTCCATTATCAAATACAATATGGCCTAAAGTAGCAGCTCCTTTTTGTTGTGACACTAATGGAGAGTTTTGATTAGTCGCATATCTTAATTCTTCTTGCTCCCCTGTTTCTTTATTAAACCATAATAAAGGATACCTCAGCGAATGCCTACTTTGTAAAGTATAAGTTAAAGGGGAATAACCATCAGCTATAATATAAGTTCTGTCCTTTATTACCCAGGTATCTTTTAATGATTTTTGTTTTGTTTCTTTAGGTACAATTGTTTCTTCCACAGTAATTGTATCTACATCAAATTCATTTGATTGTAATTCTTTTTTTGTTGTTTGTCTTGTTGCCATAATATAATATAATTTAATAAATTTTTAAAAGGTAATAATTACCCCTGCTAATTTAACAGGGGTAATATCACCATGGTTGTTATGTAGAAGCAGTAAATAACACAAAGTTATTAGCTCCTTGAGTAACTAAACATCTTTCAGATAAGAAGTGTACTTGCATTGCATCAAGATCAGAAGTATAAGCACCTCCAACAGATCCAGTAATCCAAGTTTTCATTCTTCTATCGTCAGCTTGATTAGCTCTATAACGAACATGTAAGAATGGTCTACGGATATTAGTACCTAATTGTTGATCATATACAGTTGATGTACCAGCAGGAACAAGTAATCCATCAATAGACGAAGTATTCATACCTCCACGAGTAGATGCGTCATTTAAGTATTTCCAGTCTGTTTTGTAGAAATCATAAGATCCACGACGGAAACCAGAAAATCCTAAATTCAATGCCATTTGCTCAGAGTTCTCAAATAAACCGTAGGCTACACCTCCAGCTGCCCCAGAAGATAAAGAAGCAAGCATATCATCAAAGTCAAGAGAAGTTGCGCGGTTTAGGAATAACATGTTTTCCTCAATAGCTCCCTGAGTATCCAATCCTTTTAAGATTGAATCAAAATCATTAAGACCTGAAGCTGCTGTAAAGTTGTTTACAATATTACCTCTTTCTCTAACAGCAGAGAAAAGACCTTGTGTACCTTTGTAAGTAACGCCTGTAGCAGGAGTTAAAGTCGATACACCTGAACTAGCTGCTGATAATTCTCCTTCAATTACACTCATCTCTAAGTAATCTTCAAAACGTAATCTTGTTTCAGATTCTGCTTTTAAATACCATAAATATCCAGAAGCTCCATCTTCAGTAGCAACTTCTACCCATCCAATTTGAGCAGTATCAGATCCATTGATTTCATATTTTTCTCTAACAATAATTGGTGAATTACTGTATTGAGTAAATGAAGGAGTAACCGATTTTAAAGAGGAGTCTGTACTTCCTTTTATAAATTCAGAACCATAAACAAATATTTTAAGATTTGTATTAGAAGCGCTCCATACTACTGCCCCAGAAAACAAACTAGCTTGAGTGTAAGGGTAAACTGTAAGAGTAGCCGTAGTACCCACCGTAGTAGAAGCACTAACAAGAACTTTTAATTCTTGCCCAGTAGTAGGATTCATAACTACTAAAGTTTGACCTGGAGAAACAACGTTTTGAACAAAGTTAATACCAGTTCCACCAACTGTAAATGTTAAAGTAGTAGCTGTAGCTGAAGTTACGTTATTATAAGCAATATGCAATCTGTTTTGTTCAGACCAAACAACTTGATCAGAAGACATTGGCATCTCAGCTCCTACCATACGTAAGAAACCAGATAAAGTTCTATTACCATAACGCTCAATTTCTTGCTCGTAGATTTCTGGTAAATATTGTTGCGCAAAGTCATTACCACTACCATTTGTAAAGTTTAAGTAGTTTGTTTCTAATGCTTGCTGTTTTTGTGACGGTTTAATAGAACCAAAATTAGTCCCTGTAACCGAGTTAATCATGTTTGACATAATCGTTTAATTTTTAATTGTTAAAATTTTTTTGTTTGGATCCTTAGTTTCGAGGAATCCTGGCCACTTATAGATTTGACTCTAAGTCCATTAATGAATGGCTCACCAGCAGTTCTGGGGGCGTCCATACTTGGATTTTTGGAATTACTAATAACTTGTTTAACAGCATCAGCTTTTCCTTGTTCATAAAAATGAGCGGCTATTTTGTCAGCATTCATTGCTGAATACAAAGCCTTGTGATAACCCGGCACATCTGCTACATTACCTTCTTTGTCCAGAAACTTTCCGATGAAGGTTTGTATATTTGATTGAGTTTCGGCAACTTGATTTGGATTTTGAACATTATATCTAAATCTTTTTTCACCTAAGTTGTATTCAAAACCTTTGAATTCGTTGTTGAAAAGACTAGACGTTTGTTTTTTAAACGCATCTTGTTGTTGAGCCACTTTGTTTTGCTCGTTATTATATCTGTTAAAAAAATCAACAGCTTTTTGTTGTTCTGCATTAACCCCAGGCCTTGCCTTGATTTCTGCATAATACTTTTTCTTTGCATCCTCTAAAAAATTCCTAGCTTTAGAAATCTCATCTTTAAAGGCTAATTTCTTTAATTTAATTTCTCTTTCGTCGTCAATATCTTCGTCAAAAAAGAATTTGTCTTCTAATAAGAATTCTACTTCCTCAGCATCTAAATGTGGCTTTGTGCTCTTATAGTATTCTTTTAATAAAGCAACATTATTTATATTTGAGTAATCAGCATTTAACCTAACATAATCCTCAATTGTTCCACCAGTCTCTTGCATAAAAGAAACTAGTTTCTCTATATTTTCTGGTAGTTCTGTATTATTCTTTGTTTGCTCTTGAGTATGAAATTGTAGTTCTTCTTTAATATCTGCAACTTCTTGTTTTATTTCTTGTTCGAGGATTTCTTCAATAACATTTTCAGCGGCCCCTTGGTTTCCTTCGACCACTTCTTGCAATCCCACTTCGGGCTGTTTATCGCGTAACACGCTTTCATTTGTTCCTTGCTCTTGAATGGCATTTGTTTCTTCTTTAGGGATTACTACTTTTATTGGATCCTCTTGCTTCTGTGTTAAATCAACCTTAATAGGTTCATCTGTTTTGGTTAGTTTTTTTACCGAAGGTTTCTTTGCTTTTATTTTAAATTCTCCTTCTTGTTTTACTTCTTGTGACATAATATGATAATATAAAATTGGTTAATAAGTTTATTCCATTTGTAACATGCCACCTAAATCCTCCATTAAATTTTGTGCGTTACTTTGAAAATCTTTTGGTAAAGAATCGTTCTTGCGCTGATCTATTAATTCTGATTGCTGCGTGGCCTGTATCTTAGTTCTTTCGTCTTTTCTATCTTCTAACTGATTGAACTTATTTGTGTCTGCTTGAACCTTTAATTGCGCTAATTGCATATCATAATTAAACTGTTCAGACATTAATTGTTTTTTAATTTGAGCCTCTGTTTGTAATTTTTGTATTTCAAATTGAGATTTAGCTTGCTCTATTTGTATTTGCGTTTGAGCTAAAGCTTCTTGTTTTTGCACTTCAAACATTGCAGCTTTCTCAGCATTTTGTGAATTAGCATCTGCTTGCGCTTGTATATTAGCTAATTGCTGTTGTTGCAACTGCTCTTGCTTTCTTTTTCTTTTTAACTTTAATAACTGATTTGCTAATTTAAGATTTCTAACTTGTCTTATATCTATTGCATCTTCTAAATCAATTCCTTGGTTTTGTAAAGAAACTTGTATGTTTTGTTCTAATTGCTGTTTTTCTTCTTCATCAGGTTCAATTTCTAAGAAAATACCAAAATCGTGTAAATTCAGTTTTTCCATTTCTCTTAAAACATCAACATTATAAGTTGATATACTTTGTTTTAATGAGTTTGCTGTTAATGGATTATTTAAACAATCTGCTATTCTTAAAGATATATTTTCACAAATTTTAGTAGTTAAATATATACTTGCATCTTTTATATGGCGAGTAGCCACATTAGAAGCGTTTGCTGCTATTTTTTGTAATCCTACCAAAGCATTAGAATCAGGTTTACTACCATCAACAGCTTCATTAAGACCTGTAACATCTCTAATCATCTGTAAGTAATACTGATAAGTTTGTATTAAACTTTGTATTTTACCTTGACCACTTGATGTTGTTAATTCTTGAATAGGCACTTTGCCTCTATTTATATCTCCGTCTTGTGTTAAAGATCTACCCACAATACTACCAGTTTGGAAATACATGTTTAATGCTTCCGCCGGATTGTATTTTGTTCCATTACCCAAATCAACTTCCATTAAGCCATCTACATCTAAGAATACACCGTCTGGCACTACTCTTGACATAACTTGCTGAAGTTTTAAGTGAGTTAATTGGATCATGTCCGCAAAAGAAATGCATTTAGTAACAATAGAGTCTATCCTGCCTTTATACATTCTAGGAGCAACTATATTATAATTCATTTTAACCCTTGCAGTATCTGCATATGGACGAGTCATATCATTTGATAACTTCCATTCTAGCATCATATTTGTGCCTATAATTTTAGCGCCAGTATATAATACTTCTATTGTTCTTGATACTCTTTCAAAGTTGTCATTTGGAGGCGGATTAAAAGAATCAGTTTTTTGAATAACTTTTTCTAATCCATTCTCGCTTTGTTTTATTTTGAACACTTGATTCATATAAGTCTTATACTCAAAGTATAATACTTGTACTGTATTCTCGTCATAATTACCCCACCCTTGAATATATTGTCTATTGCCGGGCATTTGTTGTATCTTGAGAAGTTCATCCTCCGATATATATGGGAATTCTTTTTTTAATTCTGGTATTGTTACTGCTTTAACCTCCCCCACATAATAAATATCTTCAAAGTTAGGGTCTTCTGTATATGAATAAACTAAATAAGCAGGATCCACATAATCAACAACAATACCTTCAGATTTATTAAACGACGTTTTAACTGCCGCAATACCAATAGTTGTTAAATCATAATTTAATCTTTTTCTAGTAAGATCATATTTATTAGTTTTTAACACTGTATTTATCGCTTCTTCTTCCGCTATCTCAATAGATTGCTTATAAGAAAGCTGCATATGTAATTCTAATTCATCTAATGTAGCAGGTAAATCAGCCGGGGGAATATTTGATTTTGATATATCTATTCCAAATTCTTGTTTATTGCTGCCTATTAATTCTTTATTAGCCATATCAAATTTTAAGGCTGAAGCGTAATTCATACGCTTTTTTAAAGAATCCGGGTCTTGTGCAAATGCCCTTACGTCGTAAGTTTTTTGTGAAATTCCATTAGCAACTATATCAACAAATTTTGATAATATAGGCACAGGAGTCCAATCTAAATTCAAATAAGATAAATCACCATTAATTGATAACTCATCTTTATATTTTTGCACGGATTGTTCTCCTCTTGCGTATAGTCTTAATCTATTAAAATTATTCCAATGTGTTAAATACCTATTGCCGCTAGTCCTCCCTTGATTAAACCATTCCTGTTCTATAGCTCGAGATACCTGTAATCCATATTCTTCGGAAGCCTTAGTAGCATCATCCACAACCTGACTAGGGAAAGCGCTATTTGGATTTGTGTATATATTCATTTACTTAATAATTTTTGATGTAGTTCCTTGATTATTATATTTCTTAAAACCTAAAGGGACAGACACTATTTCTCTTTTTTCAGTTGGCATATATTTGTTTTTATTACAAGCCATTATTGCTAATCCTGAACTAATAGAAGCATCATGATTAGTTCTTTTATTTATATCAAATCTTGCCCAATCTTCTAACGTATCTTGAAAATACATTGTTCCATAACCCATTTCATTTAAACCCACATAATCTTCTATATAAGTTTCTATTGCTGCTGCGTGAGCTTGTATTATATCCTGTGATGAGTTTGGTATTCCGCCTATCTCTCTTTCTGTTGCGGATAGTTTATTAAATATTCTATCCGGTCTATTCATTGAAAAGCCTCTATAACCTCTCCTTTTAAAATGATATAATAATCTTGGTTTATTATTTTCTGCTAATATTGGCATGCCATAAAATATACACGCCATAAGCACGTCTTCAAAAAAGATCTCAGCCGTTTGAGGCCTTGATATATATTGTAAAAAGAATGTATTAGATGGAGCATCTTCCATTGAGAATTTAGTTAATCCGTGTAAAGCTCCTTTGGATCCTTTACCATCTGTTGTTCCTGATATGTCATAAGGGTCACAACCAAATGCACCAATATGCTCATTACCAGGATATTTCATACTATTCTTTAATATTATTTTATTTTGTAAATGATAAGGAGGAATCCATGATACTAAAAATCTACCATCTTTGTTTGGATAAAATATCACTTTGGTATCTTGTATGCCACCTTCCCATTGAAAATTACCTCTTGTTAATATATTTGAATTTCTTAGATCATTATTATAATCAATTTGCTCATATATTTTTGTAAGATTAAATAGAGATTGTTTTGTTTCGTCTCTAAAAGCGTGTTGTTCTGTTCTTGGAAATTGTCTATAATATTCGTTTAATCCATCAGAATCAGTTTTTAAACCATCAACCTCATTTTGCCAGTGTTCAATAACACCATAATCTATTTCGTTTCCGTCAATTCCTTTGATTGAGGTTTTTGGAGTGTCGAAGACAGGTAAGCCATAAGTATCAATGAATCCCTCGTACGACCATTCCATAGGTATGAACAAACTATATAATCCTGAATTAGTCTGGCCATTGCGGTTTCTTTTCGTGACATCTGAAGCATAATATAGTTTTTTAAAATTGTCTCCCCCTTTATCTAAAGCATTTGACGTTGAACCCATCATACACTTGCCAATAATCCGGCTACCTAATCTTAAACAGGTTTTAGTAACCCTCCAGTTATTTAATATATTGTCAGGTCTTAACCATTTACCACTTTCGTCATGAACTAGCAATTTAAGTTTTTCACCATCATAGGAGTTATCTCCAGTGTTTTTCCAATCTATTGTTGTATCAAGACCTTCAAGTTCTTCAGGATTTTCTTGGCTATCTAATTTTCTTCTTGTAAACTTTGAAGCAGGCACTCTATAAGCGAGTTCTGTTTTAGGTCTATCCATACCATCTTGTATGGGTTTAAAGAAGAAAGGATAGTTAAGAGAGATTGGAACAACTTTATCGGTAAACATTGTTTTAGCATCTGCTCCAGCTTTTGATAAGATCCCAAATCGCGAGTCACTTGATATAGTAGCTTGATTAACTAATTCAGCGGATGACATAAAAGAAAACCCGGAACGTCTATTCTTTAAATAGCACATTCCATAACATCTTGGGTCTGCCTTACAGGCTTCCCAAAATATAAAAAATAATCTATTTGATTCTCTAAAGTCTGGTGCTCCAACATCAATCTTACTCCACTGTAAATACATATAATGTGTACCGGTCACATATGTGGGAACTCCATTATTATAAAATGAGAAACCTTCTTCTCTACGTTTAAATTCGTTATCTACATAATCATACCATTTTTCCTTGAAATGATCTGGATATTTATTCCAATCAAATACGCTTTTTATTTTTTCAAGTTCTTTTGGTATTTTTAATTGTTCCCAATATTGTTCTTCTTTTTTTGGGGCTCTTTTATAAGATTCATCAATTAAAGGCAAAGCGATCCTTAAATTCTGTATCTCGTATATTTCTCCAATCTTACCTGTTTTGCTTATAATAATTAGATCATGCTCTTTATTATAGCCATATTTCCATTTATTATATCGGTTTTGTTGTTTAATCACCGATTGTTTTACGTAGTCAGGAAGTATTTTATAAAGTGTTTGCTCGTACATTATTTGGATCTCCCTTCTGCAAAACCTTTAAAAGTCTTTATTGTAGGATCTTTATCTTCTTCTTCTAGCATACGGGTTTCATCCTGTATTCTACTTAGAATTTCAAAAGCATCAAATATGGCTAACTTTTTTGTAGCTGCAGCATTCTTTAACTTATCTGCGGATAAATCATCATCCCCATTATCTAAAATAGCTTCCTCTGCAACTTTAATTAATTCAAGAACTGCTTTGTGCCCAGCTTGGATTATATTCTGTTTCGTTTCCTTTATGTCCATATTTAATTACAATATCATTAGATTTCATACAATAAAGTCTTTGCCCATCAATAACAAAGTCAAATTCTCCATAAGGAGTATATCCAACAAGGTCTCCCTCGTTTATTTTAAGCGCTTCTAAGGAGCTATTTCCGTATTTTAATATACCAATAAGTCTTTGCTCTTTAGCTATGTTTAAATAGTCTTTATTCTTAATCGGTTTAATAAAACATCTGTCTCCAAATGCTTTCCATTTACCTGTATTCTTATATAGGTATATTTGGTCAAGATCACAAAAATATAAATCATCCATAAAATATGATCTACTATTTTTTTTATTTCCTCTTATATCATAAAATACCCTAAAAACATTATGATGAATTACAACTATATCTCCAACTTTAATATCGGTTGAATAAGCTAAAGGCACTGCAACAACTTCTGCTACATTATTTACGGATTTAAAACTTTCAATCTTAGTATTGATTATTAGTTCTTTATCCTCAACCTTAACTTTATTGTTGTATCTTTCGCCTACTGGTTTTACAATAAAACTAAATATACTTCTCATTAATATTCTAAATCGTATTCAACTGAGATAGCCATATTAGAATTAAACTTCTTCCATGGCATAACTTCATCTTCTTTTTTAATATATATATTATACGATGTATCATTATCGTCAAATATAATATTACATATTGCATGGCCCCCGTAAACGTTTTGGCCTACGGAGTAATGCATAGCTTCATTTTTATAGTCTGTGCCTATACTTATTTTTCTAATAACAGAACTCATTATTCAACTTTCTCTAATTTAACCTCTTCAGGTTTATCTATATAAGTATAAGAACCATCCTCGATATTAATATTAATATCTCCGTATTGTGCTTGTAATTCTGATTTGAATTCTTCTACTCTTTTATTCACTTCCGCGATTTGATGTAGGAATCCATGTTTTTGTGATTCAAGTAACCCTATATTAGATAATAGGGCACTCATATCTTTTTGTTGATTAACAATAGTTTCTAATTGTTTCTCTGTAATTTTGTTTGTGTTTTCCATTTTATTTAATTTGATTATTATTATTTATTTTTATACTGGGCAACCTGTATATACCGGCCCGCTTATATTAAATACCGTTTCTCCCGCCTCATACACTATCTCTCCTAATATAAGCCTACCTGTTTGAGTTTGGAATTCAAAATCAACAAAATCACCGGGCTGATATATGGAAATATCTACTAATTGGGTGGACGTTTTTAGTGGAGGATCTCCTCCGCAGATACTCTCTATTAAAAAATAAGCCATTTGTGATTGATTAGAAGCGCTTGCATTAGGCCAGCCAATTCCAATACCCATTCTCATTAGTAAAGTGCTACTATATTAGAGCAGGTTGTTTCTCCTTCATCATAACCTGCCCATACATTACTAACTATAACAGGGAAAAATGTGCCGTCTGGGATATTAGTAAATTCTGTAAAAATACCTAATCCATCATCTCCATTTCCGCCTACAACGTTACAAAATAAAGTTCCCCCAGTGCCTATATATAATGCAGCTGATCCCAAATTAATACCTGGTATTTCAAGCGCTGGATTTCCAGTAGGCAATATATATCTTGCTCTTGTCCCAAAGTCTGGCTGATTTCCAAATTGTCCCATAATTTATTTTTTAAATATTCTATTATATATTGTTGATTTCTTCATAGGTATCTCTAATACAGTATCACCTGGATAACTATAATCTTTACCTGGTTTCATTACTTTTGAATTTCCTTTATTATCTATACCTAAAACGGGAAACTCCACATTTTCCATAGTGATTTCCCCGCTAGGTATTACATTATAAGGTCTATCTTTATCAGGGCTATTTTTTTTATAACCTTTTACAGATAGATTTTTCATTTAGTATTTTTTCATTTTAGCAGGTGCCATTTTCATTTTTTGTTTGACTGGCGTTGCTTTGCTAGTAGCAATTAAAGATCTTTTTTGTTCTTCAGATAATTTATCTGGGGAAGTTCCACCTCCAAAAGCATTGTAAAGATTAGCATTACGAGTTTGTCTTCTTGTTACATCAGCATTACGCTTTTCAACATTTGCGTAAAAAGACGTATTGCCTCTAGAATCTTGTTGCTCTTCTTTTACTACATTACCTTTTGAATCAAGCTCTCTTACCTTAGTTCCAGATTTAACAACTGTATGCATTGGTAAATTTGGTGTTGAAAATCCAGATACAGCATCAACTTTTATACCACTTGGAGTGTTTCCTTTTTCTCTATTCTCTTTGTATTTTTCTACACCCTCTGTATATTTTTTGGTAAGTTCAATATCTCCGCCGTGATCTTGTCTTAATGGCGTAGGCAATCCATTCCCTGTTTTTGGCATATTACCTCTGCCTGGTTTCATTTTAAAAGGAGTATTCATTTTGTTTAGTTTTTATTTATTAGTCTTTTATAAATTACGGGTCCGGGAGCGTCACTAACATAATTAGCAACCATTGTATCTTGATCTACAACTATAAATTTACCTAAAGCTTCCCAGTCATTAGGCTCGTGCAATGTATTCAAATAGAAATTATTCTTATCAAATTGGTAACCTAATATTTTAAAGTAATTTCCAGTTAAATAAGAAAATGATACCACATTAAGTTCATTCTTGTTTATAATAGAAAAATCTATTTGCACAGTTTCGGAAGTCCATGTTCCTACTAGAAAATCCTTAGTAAGCTTTTGAGCTTGAACATAGGAATTAAAAACTAAAAATACGATAATACAGATTACTTTTTTCATAATATATTAAATTAAAGTTATATATTATTATTATTACGCGTATTTATTGCTTTTTATAAGCTTCCTTTTCCCAAGGTAGATTTTTAGCTCCTTCTTTCATTTTAGAACGTGGATACTTTTTACCTTTCCAGATAACGTGTGAATCATTATAATCCAGATCTCCACGTTTCATTTGATCTATATGTACTTTCTCGTGTGATATAGTTTTATTCTTTTTTAATTCTAAAGGAGATATATTTTTATTCACTAATATAGTTCCATTAGATTGCGCCATACCTAAAATATTGCCGTCCATATCGGTACTATAAACAGGAGTATTATCCACATTATATGGAAATCCTTTCATCTTAAAAGACATATAAATAATAAATATTATTAAATTCCCTATAAAAGTATATCTATAGGGAATTTAAATTAATACTATGCTGCTGGGGCTATAGGAACAATAATAGGCAAATTAGCAATAGTAACACCAGTAGGAATTGCGACAGGCGATAAAGTTGGCCCTTGTGCAAAAATAGCAGTGTTTACAGCAGCAACAGTACTAGATGCGCCATTCGTGCTTGTAGTAAATGTGTAACTTATAGGCCCAGTATAAATAGCAAAAGTAGTTGAACTGAGATAAGATACCGCAGTAATATTTGCTACATTAAAAAGAATTGGTTGTGCACCTGCTACATTTGTAGCAATTGAGATAAATTTGAACATTGTTTTTAGTTTTAGTTTTGGTTATTGTTTATATATAAAGAATGTTAATAACTAACATTTTTTCATTTTCATAGGAGGCATTTGCTTGGGCCCCTTTTTTTCTTTCTTTTCAAAAGACTTGGTTTCTTTTTTTTCGTGCTTTGCTTTAGCGGCCTTTGAAGGATACTTTTCTTTTCCTCCATACTCAGATATAACTTTCTTTTTCATATTAGTATCTTCCTTTAGCTCGTTGTGTAATTGCTCTTGGATCACAGACAGGTTTAATGTTATTGAATACAATACCATCTTTTCCTGAACTTGATCCTTTACCTTTTGGCAATGCGGTAGTGTCAAATGGACCATTCCATATTGCATTAGCTCCAACTCCAGATAGTTTAGCTTCTCTGTCGTGAACGCTCATTGGATGTTTTTTTGCGTTTAAATTCATAGTTAATAGTTGTTTATATCGTAAGGTGGTGTAGTTGGTGTTGCAATTCTATTAGGCGGTTGCAACGGCTCGTCAATATTCTGCGCAATCATAGGATCAATAGGAGATTCCATATTTTGCTTAATTGGGCTACCTCCTACTTTTCTAGTAAAAGTATTTGGTAACGACTCTCCCATTACATTTTTAATATTATCTGTATTACTAAATGCTTTATTATTTATATTATTATATTCCATATTATTACTTTTTAACTGTGGCAATGGCGCTGTTGAAGCAGGCTTTGGTTGAGATGGCAACAATCCTCTATCAACTAATCTTTTATTACTAGTAGCGACTTTTATTTCGTTGGCTCTCATTTCTCTTTTTTTCTCAAGAGCATATTGGCTATTTTTTAATATTCCACCTAACCCATAATCTTGATTACTTCTACCAAATAATGCATTTTGTGTTGGATTACTAAAATCAATATTTAGAGCAAAGTTTTTCCCAAATAACCCATTTTGGTTTGGATTGCTAAAATCAACATTAGGAGTATAATTACCAAATGGCATATTGCCTAAAAGTTTATTTGTTGGATTATTTTTATTTTTTAAAGGATCAAATGAATTAAGGACTGAACGCCCTGCCCCAATAGTGTTACCTCCTGCAAACGCATTACCAAATTGTTTTATAGGACTATTTTTTTTAGTATTCATTATCTCTTGTTTTATCTTTATTCACGTTCTCTATAGCCGTTATTCTAAGCTTGTCCATATGAGTTTTGCCACTCATTATAATATTTCTATGACTTGTAGGCAAATCTTCTTTACCAAGCATTATACGGTACATCCTACTTATTAGTTGTTTACACTTAAATGAAACTTTATATATATTGTATTTTTGGGTTGTATGGTTTCTATTTCTCCAAACCACTATCCACCCTTCTTTTAATAAATTGTTCCAGCGTTTATTGTCCCAACTGTAAGCATAAGTACCTATTTTATAATCTTGTTTGGTAAAAAATTCCATACAATCAAAATAGATTAGTAATTCTAAATCCGCATCTGTTAAATCATTATTCCTACAAGCCCATCTACGTATTATTCTATAGTGTTTTAATAAACCTATATCTCTAATATCTGAAGGTTCTAAGCGGCTCATAATACAACTACAACATCGTCTAATCGTATAACGTAATAAGTTTCTTTCCCAGGTTCTATTTTATGACCATTATGTCTGTCATAAAATATATTATCACCTTCTTTAACCCCTACTACTTCGTCACCAACACTAATAACTTTGGCTTCTATATATCTAATATCTTCTCTGTGATTTTCAGCTAATAGAAGGCCTCCTTTTGTTTCTGTAGTACCTTCTTTTACTTTTTCTATAATTAATCTTTTACCAACTGCTTTCATTATGCACGTAAATTATTAATTACACAATCAGTTGATAATATAGTTGTCGCTACAGATGCTGCATTTCTTAATGCACTTTTAGTAACAAGCAATGGATCTATTATGCCAGCCTCAATCATATTAACAGTTTTACCTGTTACAACATTTAAACCGTACCCTACTTTTGATATTGTTTCTAAAGGAGCATTTTCTATGCCTGCATTATCTAATATAGTATTAAATGGTGCTCTAATAGAATCTAATAATATTTCCTCACCAAGTGAGAAGGTATCTATGTTATGAGAAGCATTTAATAAAGCAATCCCTCCTCCTGGCACAATACCTTCTTTAATCGCTGCCTTGGTCGCACAAATAGCGTCTTCTATTCTATCTGCTTTTTCTTTTAACTCTATCTCTGAATTAGCTCCTACTTTAACTAAAGCAATTCTACCTGTTAACCTTGCTAATCTTTTTTCTAACTTTATTACTTTTGTTGCCGTAGGATTTTCTAATAAAGATTTTTTAATATCATCTATTATCTCCAATACCTTTTCAGGTGTTTCGCTTATGTGTAATATTGTTTCTTCTTGACTAGTGATACTTTTAACGCAAGTACCAAGTAATTCTGGTTGTATTAGATCCAGATCATCACCAAGATCTTCGTTAATTACAGTTGCTCCTGTAAGTAATGCTAGATCATCAAATATTTCTTTTCTATTTACTCCAAACGTAGGAGCATCAATAACATTTATTTTTATGTTACCTTTTAACTTGTTCATTGCTAATGTAGATAATGGTATTGCTTCCATATCTGCAACTATAAGTAATGACTTGTTATTCTTTATAACATATTCTAATATTGATTGTATTTGTCTTATGTTATCTATTGGTGATTCAACTAATAATACTAATGGATTATCTAGTTCGGCAGTTTTGTTTTTTAGGTTAGTTACAAAATGCATGTTCTTTAATCCCATATCACATTGAATACCTTCAACTAATTCTAAACTGCATTCAGGGTTAGATGATGTTTCCATCATTACAACCCCTGTATTTCCAACAGATCTAAAAGCATCTCCAACTAACTTGCCTAATTCAGGATCATTATTAGTAGATATAGTTGCAATTTGATCCAACATATTATCATCAACAGTTATACTTATCTTTTCTAGATAATCTATTACTTTATCTACTGCTGAGTTTATACCTTCTTTTATTTTTCTTTCGTTTGGATTTTCAACCTTGTAAGCATTCTTTAAAATAGCGTGCGCTAATACCGTTGCTGTTGTTGTTCCATCCCCCGCTTCTCTAACGGTTTTTCTTGCTGCTTCTTTTAATAATGTAGCCCCCATATTTTCTACAGGATCTAACAATATAATAGAATCCGCAACTGTTACACCATCTTTTGTAATTACAGGCCTGCCGGTTGTATCTTCTAAAAGAACACATTTACCACTTGCTCCTAATGTAGAACTAACCGCCTTGGCTAGTTTCTCTATTCCAGCAAATACTTTATCGCTGGCTTCTTTCCCGAAACTTAAGTTTTTGACTATAGCGTCTGACATAATTTTATTTGATTAAATTGATATAACTTATATATCACCTGTTTTTATTTTTTTTTACCTATCCTTGTCCTCTAGATAACTTTTTATAATTTTTAGATGTTTTTAAATTTGATGTTTTCGATTTAGCATGAATGCCTGGTCTTGCGATATTTTTTACAACACGTTTAACAACCACGGTTTGTTTCGCCATAATAAATATATAATTAATATTAATAATATCCACCAAAAAAAGCTCCAATAATTTTGTTCTTTATCAATTATTTTTGTTTTTTCAATTTGATGTTCTTTTGTTTTTACTGTAGATACTGTCGCGGAGTCAATACGTTTAATATTAACTTCCTTTTTATTATTTGTATATAATGTATTAGATTTATTTTTTTTAATCTTTAAAACAACGTTTTTATAACTTTTACCGTCAACTATAATTGTTTTACTTGAATCTATAGGGGTGATAACAATTTCACTACTATCAGTATCTATAATTACTTTTGTAGAATCTGTTTTATTTACGGTGTCTATTTTTGTAACTGTTACTTTTGTTTCTGCAATACTATCTTTCTTTATATCAGTTTTATCAACCAATACTTTTCTTGAAGAACACGATGTTAAAAGTACTATTATTATAAATATAAGTTTTTTCATTTTTTAAATTTAATCTTTAACTTGGAAATGCATCCAATCGTAATTCTTTTCTCGGCCTAAACTTTCAAACCCATGCTTATAAAATATATCGATCATTGGTTTGTATTCTATACGAGCAAACCTTGCAGTCTTGGATGTTTCTTTTAATAAATTCCTACTTGGGTTTAAATCAATAGCGCAACCCCAACTATGCACACTTAATTTAGTTCCACCTCGCATTAAACGATAATTGAAGCACCCGCCATAGTCATCGATCTTTAAATCACTAATTGCATCTTGTCCGTAAAATTCTAATATATCATTAAAGATTGCTAATAATTTATCAGCAACTAATTTATGACAACGTATTTTAGTTACCTTTTTACCGTCATAGTACATTGGATACGGCAAAGTTATTGGTACAATATATCCTTTGCCACTTTCATTAGGAGTGCCGTATTTAGCTATTAGTTGTTCCTGTGTTATCATTTTTTTTATTTTTTTCCATTAGCCACCATCGTCTTGCAGTATATCCAACTGCTAATAATAAAGACAATATCTTTAGTCCTAATTCTACATTTGAAAAAGAAAAACTAATTAAAAAACCATTTACAATCAAAAGTCTTATGTCGTGCACATTATTCATTACTACTATTATTTTTCATTTTAGAATATACCATAACTGAATCTAATATTGTTTGGCTGCTTAAATATGTTATTGCAATTAACGCCCAGTCTGATGACTCTAGATCTGCAAACATTAATAAACCGCTAGCTACTAGGAAAACAAATAATTTTCTACTTATCCATTTATTTATTAATGCGTCTAAATTTTTTCTACTCATTTTTTTAAAAAATATTTTAAATCGTTTAACACTAAAAGAGTTGATATAATACAAGTGCTAATCATTAGCCACTTTATATCTGGAAGCCAAAGACTAAATATACCTCCTGCGAATGTGCCTACAGCGGTCCTTACTATATCCATAACATCAAAGTAAGACTTTATAATTACCGTCTGAGCCCACTCCCAAAAGAAACCTATCATTGCACCTACAAATGCAGACGCTATAGGAACTCCTATAATTTTTCCGTCAAGTGTAAATTCTGCGAAATCTGTAACGCTGCCAATTAAATACATAATTGCAAACCCAATAAAAATGTGAAAGCTGTCCCTTAATTTCATAACTATATATTATAACTTGCTATTTGCCCACCAGTTGTAGCCACTGTACTTGCATTTTGTAATCTGTCTCCAATACTATTAGCAGTAAATCCACTTGCAATTAAATAGTTCCAAAAATCTGCTGGTGTCATTAATAATGTTCCTGTTGTGTTATCTACTAAAACGCCACTTAATACGTTTGCAGTACTTGGCACTCTTAACGTTCCAGTTAATTCGCTTGATGCACCATAAGTAGTTCCAAATCTTACGTTACTTGTTGCTGGATTTCCTAAAGATACACCAGCAGCGTATAAAGTTCTATTGCCACCAGTACTTATTTGAAATAACCAACTTGATGTAGCAGTATCTATTGTTACTCTTGGTGCTATAATTGCCATTAATCCATTTGCATTTACAGGATTTCCACTCACCTTTACAAGTGTACCTGAAGCAGTATTAGTCGTATATGCAAACGATGCTACTACCGCAGGTGCTGTTGCACTTGAAGTAGCAACTCCTGTTATAGAAATAGTTGCCGCTGCTGTGTTATTTAATAATCCGGGAACTGAAGTACCTCCTGTTATACTACCTATTATATTAACAGTAGAACCTATTGTATATATTCCTAAAGACGCTGCTCCTGTAATATTTCCTGTAACATTTAAAGTTAAATTTGAGTTACAATATATAACAGCTGAACCACTTGCATTTACTATACCTGAACTTGCTGTAATATCTCCTGTCACATTTACAGTTGCATTTGCATCTATTCTTAAGGCATTTGCAGCTGATGCTGCTGATGTTATTGTACTTGATAAATTACCAATTACATTTAAAGTTCCTGCTGCAGTAACGTATATAATTTGTTTTAAAGCTGCACCATTATCTACTGTATAATTACCTGTACAAGTTAATGTACCTGTTCCTGATAACCTTATGGCATTATAATTTGTTGTATTTGTAAGTGTTAAAACAGAACCATTAAATATTGCAGTATTACCACTTGCTAAAGCCATCTCTAAAACAGGAGTTGTTGAACCCGCAAAAATAGCTTGCGCAGCAGTACAAGTTAAATTAC